GATAACACTCCCTGTGTTAGAGACTAATGAATTGATCAGTCTGATCATGGCACTTCTTGGGCTTGGCGGTATGCGTACAGCAGAGAAGTGGAAGGGTGTTGCCAGAAGTAATATGAAATAATGTTAAACGAAAAACAAGAAAACTTTGCCAAGGCTTACGTCTTACATCGTAATGCAACAGAAGCTGCCAAAGCCGCAGGATATTCAGACAAGTCAGCAGCTAATCAAGGTTATCGTTTACTACAAAATCAAGAAGTATTAGAGCGCATTGAAGATCTTGAGAAAGAACTTGAAACTAATATTAATGTTGTTGAAGAAATAGAAAATCAATATACCTTTGCAAAAGCAAACGGACATACCAACAGTGCTATTAAAGCTTTAGAACTTCTGTCTCGTATTCGAGGCGGTTCTGATGATGATCATATTAAAATTGATCAGGAAGGATTAAAGACAGAGATTGCAAAAAATATAGATATTCTTGGTGAAGAAGAATTTTTACAAATTTTAAATCAAACTACTCTATTTAAAGACGTTATCCAAGAAGAAGAGGAAGAATACGAAAAAAATACTGACTTAGAAGAGGCTACAGTAGCCAACTAGATACCTTCTGGTAGGGTACTATATAAAAAAGGGAGCTACGAATGTAGCCCCCCTTGTAGCTCGTTACAGAGGATTTAACTTATTTACCTCTTCTTTCGTTGGGAACAGGCGGATGTGATCCATTATGCATAGCATATAGTCTGTCACAATCTTTTTGTAGTCTTTCAACATGCGTAACAATCTCTGCCAGTTGCATATGATCTCTTCTAAGATTTTCAGGACTTGCCATTTTAGCTAGGATGTTAATCCTTTGTTCCTGAGTTTCATTAGAAGTGATTAACTTATCACTACGAGCATCCATCTTACGAAGACGTTGTTCAACATCATCCAGCTTTTCCACTAGCTGTCTAATCTGCATCTTGGCTACAGCACTGGCTCCTGCTACACTGAATAAGATACCAGCAATAGTTACGACCAGACGTATGTCGATTCCACCTTCCATACTAACCTCCGTATTATACGTTAGCAGGACCAAGAATTATAGCTGTTAATATTACTGCTATAAAAAATATAATAAATGGATGATATGTCATTATTTAATTCTATTCATTAGTGCTTCTTCAAGTTTAGGAAGAAGACGTATACCACAATACCCAACAATGAATGCTAAACCAATCGCAACCTGATGATTAAACTTAAAGTATCCCATAGCTGCCGGAATTAGAAATTCTGCTGCGATCCAACCTACAAGAACTGCAACTAAAATATCTTTAGCAGCACCTAAGTTCCACTTCTTTTGCGTTAATACGTTTGCTACACCGCCACATCCCGAAGCGAAGATACAGCATAGCTTTCCACCGAATGTCATTATTGCCCATTCCATAGTTTAGCCTCCTCAATAATGTTAAGTTTTACTTATAGCTCCAAAGCCACGGACGAGGATGGTGATCCCCATCTTCCATTGTATCAAGGTGCAGGAAGCGGCGTTCATACATGCCACGTTGGGACACACCGATACCCTTAAACTCATGTATGATAGCAAGACGTAGTAGTTTAAAAGCTTCGTGACCGCCAATTACAATATCAGCAGCCCTCCCATAAATATGTGCAGAGTTAGGTGAGCCACCTATTGTAGTATTATATGCTATGTCTCTGTATCCTGAAGATACAATCATTGGGTTGTCATAGTCTCTTCTTAAACGAATAAGCTTTTCCATAAACTCCTCGTCCATATGGCACTCTCCAGTACCTTTACAACGCATCTCATCTTCAGTAAAGTATTCCCAATTAGACACTTATCTTTCTCCTGTAGTTGCGCCAGCATACTGGCGATATATTTTAAATATTTCTTGTTGAGCTTCTTCAATGGGTGGCTTGGAACCTGTGCGTTTCTTTGTGGACATTCCCCACTTGTAGATGTCACTCATCTTAGGTGGTGCAGGAACAAACACACCACGATTAACTAGATTATATAACATCTTTTTATCAAGTCTTTTACTGAACAATCCATCATCAGTTACAGCACGTATGATCTCTGCATTTGACAGACCAATACTTTTAGCTTTGGTAATAACATCAAACATTTCTTTTGCATATTCATATTCTTTTCTTATACCATCTGAATACGCCTCAACAAGTTCATCGGATGTTATGGGAGTTCTTTGCTGGTACGCTCTCTGAAAAGTTTTATTAGACTCACCCATGTTGCGTTTCAAGGCACTGAGCTTAAAGCCAAGCGTATCTTTAATATCTATAGTCTCTGGCTTAATACCACTTAGACCAACAATCTGTTCGTCAAAAGCTTTTATTCTACCGCTTCTGGTAAAGCCTACAGGAGTACCATAGCTACCCAAAACAGTATCTCTTACTTCTTTAGCTGGTGCATTAAGCGATGTGCTGAAGTCTCTTGCTGTTTTAATAAGTCCCGGTTCAAATGTTTCTAGAGTTGTAACCACTCCGTTCCTGAACTTCTCACCAGCAGTGTCAGTTTCTCTGAAGATAGGTCTGCCAAACTCATCTACATTAAACGCCATGCTCAATGCTGCATCAGCCAACATGGAGAAACCAAATGTTTCTTTGAGAGGTTGCCAAACAGACCTACCAAAAGCTTCATCAAGACTACTATCAATATCACTGTCAGAAGACAATGCTCTGATACCAGCACGAATAGGGTCTTGTGTCTTGGACCACGGATTAAGATAACTAAGATTAATTCTTCTGGCCTTGCCATCTTCAGGCACACCAAGATAGAGAAAGTCTGCACCACGTTGCCACTCTTGATCAAAGGCTTCATAACCTTCCTTGACTGTGTATGGTAGTTCTTTACCATTCTCATCTGTGGCAGGTTGATCCATACCTGTCACTGCATATCCAGCAGCAGCCAGTGCAGGTGCAGCAGACTGTGCGGCTATGACAGAGCCAAGCCTACGCTGACCAGCAACAGATTGTGCCTGACCTTTTAATGTACCATCAGCATTTTCCTTACCAGTTCTCATTAACTGCTGCCCTTCTTTTATATCTTTAAGGGCAGTCTTAATAATATTTTTCTGAGTTCGTATAATCTCTGTGGTGAAGGCAAAGAAGTCTGCTGCTGGAAGTAGTCTGGCAGTACGAACAAACTGTGGTACACCAGCATAGTTCTGCATATGCTTTGCAACTTCATTAGCAGCATACTCATCTAGCTCTGTTATCTCAATAAGCTTACCATCAGCACTGTTAAATCTTCTAACAACATCATCAGGATTAATACCCTTATCAGCAAGAACTTGTCTGTAAGTTCCCTTCTCATTTAGAAAGGCATACTGCTTCCACATATCATCCATTGACTGATACAATTTAACAGCACTAACATTAAACTTCTTAGCTCTTTTTGCCAGACTATTTTTATCAGACAAAGCTTTGTTAGTAAAGTTCCAGAAAGAAGCATCACCAGCATCACTAAGTGCTGCACGGAAAGAACCTAAGTCAGTACCACTTTGCAGGTAACCAAGAGCAATACCTTTTTCCATTTCAGCATTAAGGTCTTGATCACTCATTTTGTAAAGACCTTTCATAACTTTAGGTATCTCACTAAGGTTACGTGGATTAAGGTATCCAGCACCAGCCGACATCCAACCTGCACCTATAAAGTTACGAGCAATAGCAGTGGGACTGTAGACAGTCTTTGCTGCTCTGGTATGTCCCTGCAATGCAAGGTAAGCTTGCAGTGGTTTAATAGTTGTTTGAAAGATTTCGTTACCATTAATAATACCAGCAGCAACTTCAGGATATGCATAGATGCCACCTATACCTGTATCAACATCGTCCATACCAAACTTAGGATCAATATCTTTTCTTAATGGTAAAGTATCTCCTACAGAAACAAAGTCGTTACTGGAAGACTTGCTGGTTCTTACTCCCTGTATTAATCCTTTATTAGCAAGAGCAACTATATCTTTTTCATAATCAATGTTTGCTATGGTTTGATTTAGTTTAGATACAGTCTTTGCATAGTTAACAAACGGGTCTTCGTACTCACCCATTAACATTCTAAT